CGACCCGCCACGATGCGCCATGCGCCCCTGCGCAGCACTTGCGCTAGCGCTCTGGTGAGCGCTCTGGCCGATCATGAGTCCTGCAATTAACGTCAAAATCACGGATCACCCCTCGCACCCAGTCCTGTACCATCAGCTGATCGCCCACGCGGACGACACAATTTTCACGGATGGCATCTCTCATGCGCTTTATCTCGCGCTCGAGTTTCAATATGCGCTGCTGCGCCTCTAGCAACCAATCTGCCTCGTCACTGGTCATATGTCGCCCTCAGCATCTCGAGGCATTTAATCGCCTTGTCTATATCCTGCACGCCATTTTTAAGCGTATGGCGCCAGACATACTTAGCCGCATTGCCTGCTAAATATGCTCGATATCCGAGAACACCGAGCCCTGCCAATTGCGCCCGAGCGCAATCGACATCAGAGCCATCACGCGGATCATAATGAGCCGGGTTGATCGGATCCATACCCCATCCTCCTAAGCACACGCCTCAGGCGTTGTACTGCGTTGCGCCAGTTTCTTGAGACTGCTGCTCGCACCTGCCCTAAGTCCTGAGCAGCAGACGCAAACGACTGATCACTCAGCCATGCTTGCACTGCATACCGTTCATGTGGCAGACAAAATAGCAGAGCCTTGCGCACGTCCGTGGCGACTACCATTGAGTCCTCAGCAGATCCGATGATGTCCTCATATGGAGCAGCTAGATCGTAGTCGCCGATCGTGCCCACTCGCATCGTTTTGCGCCGCTCGATCTGGCGCTTGACGTGATGTGCGCGCTCACGCCTGACGATCTGGTATACCCATGTCGAAAACGCACCACGGGCAGGGTCGTAGGAGTCCATGTGTCCGAGTATCCATGCGATCATCGATTGTGTCCAGTCCTCAGGATCTAGGTCTACAGGCTGGAATCGTCGCGCGGCTGCGTAAACCAAACGTAACTGGTCGTCAGTCATAACACTCTCGGCAGTATGGTCGTAGATGTCCAGTGCCATTGGGCTGGCTGCCACCATACTCCTCGACCTTGGAGTGCGCCCACAAGGGCAGAGATTTTTTATTGCGAGTCATTGCTCGCCTGCAATTGCAACAATCCATGATGATCGCATCCTCAGGCAATTGCAGTACACGACCTGATGCGTCCATGGTGGAAACCACGACTCCGCTATCCTGCATGCGATCACGCACCTCGAGGTATTGCTGACGAGCCAGCAATAGAGCCTTGGCCTCAGTCGCATCGATGCGCTCGATGCCACGGCGACCCTCCTGCGGGACAGTACTCGATGGTCGTGTCGCTCTGACAGATACGCGGATCTGATCATCAGGATGTGTCGCCATCGCTAATACCCCATCAGATCAGCGAGATCAGAGCCCAGAGCGTGACGGACAGCAGCTCGATGTTCTCGTAGCGCATGTCGTATCTCCTCAGCCACGCGCAGCACCTCGAGCGCCGCCTCCACCTCATAAGGGTCGCAACTCACGTAGTGCATGATTCCTCCTCCTCAGTATCCTCACCACCGATCGCCCAGGTACTTGACAAATGCTCAGGCCAGAACAGAATTCGTTCTTCTGCCTTAGCTGAGCGGTTGAGCTGGCTACTCAACTCGCGAGCAACCTCCTCCGTGAGATTGCTGATGATCGCCCATTGCGTGCCACGATGCTCGACCATGACCTGCCATAATGGACGCATAATTCGATCCTAGCAAACAAAAAACGGTGACCATGGATGACAGTTCAGCGGCAGCATGCCCGCGGAGATCCCCGACTGCAACGAGCAGCAAGGGCCATGGTCACCGTTGGCTCATGTAGTTTCAATCCGAGTAAACATCTTCTCGCTCCATCTCCGCGTCGCCGTTAGTCTCGCGCCAACATGCGCGACAAAGGCCATCAGCGATCATGACTCGCTGAGCGCCACACTGGGCGCAGGAGTCCTTGTGGTCAATCCATGGGTCTGTCATCCATTCTCTCCATATTCAAAACGAGCGCCTCTAGCTTTAAGATAAGCAGCCTTTGTAGCTGGAATACGCCTAGAGTTATCGTCCCTACGTTTAAGTTCTAAACATTTGTTTGAAAAAAGAGCTTCCAATTTATTGTCATCAAATGCCTTATATGGATGGTCCCATCCCCAAGCATACTCTGGAATATCATCAGACTCTGTGTTTATTAGGATACTATGGTCACTAACATCGTCACCTAAAAAACACACGTCACCTTTTTGCCCTTTATGAAAGCGCATAAAGTTTTTCATTAAACCTTCGTGGTGCCTAATTATTCCAAAATAATTGTATGTATCAGGATTTGGTATGTTTCCCAAAATAACAAATCCACTTATTTTGTCATCATAGGAGTTTGTAAAAAAAGGCATTGGGCAATCCCAATCTAAAAAATCTTGTGCCAAATTTGCCCATTCTTCAAAATCACTATTTCCTTTAACCTCGATGTATAATTTAGAATCCGGAAGATAGAAGTCTGGCAAATACATGATTTTTTCATTATCACCCACTTCCTTTTCATAACCTTGTGGCTCGTATTGCCATTTAATTTCTAAAGCGTCAAAAAAAACAGCCCATCGAGCTTCAAGCCTACTTCTAAACCTGTAGCCCTTGTATGTGGTTTGAATTGCTGAAATAGACATTTATACCCCTTAGTTACCTTTCAAAATACCCATGACAGGATTCAAAACTAATTGAACATCATAATTGCGCAAACGCCTAAACTCAGAGCATGCAGGATCAAAAAGATTAAGAGCTGCGTTGAAAAAGTCACGTCTGCCCTTAGTGCCGCGGTTATAAGCTTTACGCTCACGATCTAAAGACCGGAAGAATGTAAGGTGTATTGGCGGGGCCACTCCTTCGTTGCTTAATAAAAACATTAAACTAGCTTGGCAATATTCTCTGTTTTCAACATTTACAAGCCATGATGCCACATAAGCAGCACGTACAGCAGACGGCACTCTATTGTTTTGAATGCAAAAAATTCCACCGTCACGCTCAGCTTGTTGTATGTGCATTGCATATTGTTTAGCTTCAGCGACAGAAGTTCTTTTGTCCTCAGCAATTTCAACGAGCAATCTTACACATGCTGCAGTTTCCCGATGTATACCAGCCACATCAGCCAATGATCGTTTGTTGCCAGTGTCCATTACCTCATAGGTTGCTGGATCAGCATCAAGGACAATTGCGATTTTGGCGGGCATGTCAGCTTGAACGATTGCTTGCAATCTGTGCTGACCGTTAAGCAGTCGGCCACACACGGAAAATACTACTGGCTGAGGATTTTCGTACCACGATCCATTTCTAATTTGAGCTGCTAAATGTTCTACATTTCTCAGCGATATGGTTCGATTGTTGATGTTGTTGTGCGCCATGATACTCTTTGCCAGATCCGGCGGTATCTCGACAAAATGGGCTGTGCTGCTAGTTGGCATCAAGGTTAAACCTCGAAGCTTGGCGATGTTTCCTAACTTGATCAATTCCGATATTGCGTTCATAACTGCTCCTCAACATCAAACAACCGCAAAGCGCGGCATCTCACGCCCCACCTCCGACAGTGAGTTAATGTCCGCTCGTAGCGTGCCCGCTACGATCACACGCGTGAGAGCGATGAGTGACTGGGTACTCACCGCACCTGGGAAGCCTCAGCGCTGAGACGCTGCCAGTCCTCCAGGCATATCGATGTGCGTGCCGGATCGAGGTGGACCAAGTCCGGCATCAGACTCCTCCGTGAGTCTCTGTCCTCGTAAGCACAAGGTCAGAACGGCATGTCCACTGCCGTGAGCGTCAGCCATGACGCTGACTCTGGTATATAGCAGTTGATCTCGCTCGGCGAGGTACCCGAGACCACTAGCTGACGGATCGCTGAGACCTGCATCTCCTGCGTCTCTGGGTTATTGCCGATCTGCACAAACGCAAAGCACGATTGGCGCTTGTAGTCTGCTGCTGTGACGACCGGCACCTTGGCGACTGGAGCAGCCGGTGGCGCAACCGCTGGTCGTCGAGGAGCACTATGCCCGAGCTCGTTTGTAGGCGCTGGCGCAGTACGCGGCCCAGGAGTAAACGCTGGTGCCTGCGCTGACGTGACATTGGCCAGCGGGATCTCAGGATCTGCGACCGGGATGGCTCGCATCACTCGTGTGCGTGATCCTGATTTATTGAAATCGACAAAGATCTTAAATGTCTTGCCGATCAGAGCATCAGCGTCAAACTCCTCGCCAGCCGCAAACGCTCGCCCAAGCATCGAGCGCATCAGAACACCAAGACCGTTCTGCGATTTCAACACGCACGGCGTGAACGCTGTGCCGCGCTGCCCTGTCTTTGGCCCTTGCAGCACCTCATACTCCCAAGCAAGCGATGAGCCCCAATCAGGATGTAACTCGCTAGGAGGCAATGTCTTCACCTCCTTAAGCCTCGCTGTATATTCGCCCGCAGGCAGATCCTCACGTACATCACTTTGCGCAACCAATTTCATGTCAAACTCCAGCTATCGTGTAACGGTGAATATCACCTCTCGTACCCGTACCCGTCCGACGCAGGACACCTGCATCGACCATCCTCGCTAGGTGGCTCTCGATTGTCTGCCGGGTTCGCCCCATGGCAGTAGCGATCTCGTAATGCGACATCGGCTCACCGACTGCCAGCATGTGCGTGATCGCTGTATGGATCCCGCGCGCCTCGGCGTCTCGCAGCGATCCGCATACCGTATATCCCTCATCGCCAAGCTCAATGACCAGCTCGACAGGCGTCTGTCTAAATCGACTATTGCTGCGCAGGGTGCGCTGACGGCAATCGACATCGTCTGGATTGGTGCGGCTCAGCTCAAACGTAACCTCAGGCCATGCCATGAGCGCTGACGACCCGCGAGCGCCAGTACCTTCTGGACCGCCACCTTTTTTCAGGTGATGTATGACCACGATTGCAACTCCGGTCTCCATGAGTTTCCAGAGTGGCAGCAACGCATCGTCAATCTCGGTGGCGTTGTTCTCATCTCTGAGCGGCATATTGCGCATCAGAGTATCGACTATAAGTAGATCCGCTCGATGGTCGATGCAATCTCTGACCGTAGAAGCAACCCACTCTCGCCACTCGACCATCGTCGGGCGGCTGGTGAACGGTCGCACATACCATGCGACGTGATCGCCGATGCCAATGATGTCTGCGCGTTCCGCTATCGTCGGCCCGTCCTCCTCGGTCAGCACGAGTACTCGAGCGGGCTGAGTCGTGAGCCCAAGAAACTCGCCACCATCCTGTAAAGAACGCAGCAAGTGCGAGATCAGCGTGGTCTTGCCTACCTTGGGATGCGCAGATATCATCGTCGCCGCGCCGCGCCTAATGCACCCGTACCAGATCCAGTTCATGGCAGGATCCACTCTAGGCAGCTCTGATGTGAGCAGGTATCGTCGCTCACGTCCGTCTGGATGCCTGCGCACTGGATCTGGTGTAGACTCTGTCACGACTACACCCTCGACAGATGACGTGGCCGTATCGGGAGAGGAGACTCTGAGCGTAGCGGTGACCTGCTCAGACTTGTACCCATCCCGATACAGCGCACGGGCGCAGTCGCCATAATCGCCACCATGGCGCATGGCAGTGCGAGCAGCAAACAGACTGTAGGCTCT